TGCGTTCCAATTGGTCTAATCTATCAAACAAACTACCAAATGGTCCTTTGTTTCTGAGTCCTAGTCCGGTTAAACTTTTATTTTCATCATGATTTTGATCTGTTAATTCGACTAGAGTAAGTAAGTGACGAAACATTCGTTGAACTGCTTCGTTGTCACTGCCGATGATCTTATCAAAAGCTTCGCACAATTCTTCTATAGATTTTTCTTTATTGTCCATTGAATTTTCCTACAAAAAAGATAAATGCAGATAAATCTTTTTGACTGTCGCATTTCCACATACTAAAACTCATACGACGGGCTCGAACGTTATTTTCTTTGATCCATTTATCAAGACTTATCATATACTGTTCATTTAAAAATTCATCATTGGCTGGGTTTTCTACGTCAATGGATATCCAGTTCCCTGCTTTATTTGGGCGTGTTAGATATACTTGATTTAAAGAAAATTGTTTCAATGTTGACCCATTTTAACCTTTGAACCATTTCAACGCAAAAACTGTTGCATCCTTGGGATCTGAAAATACAAAATGATATTTGTTAGAAAACGGATTAGAGTCTATGTCTAATTGCCATTTGCCTTTAATATTTTTTTCTGCCCAGTTACCTGCTTTGATAGCTTGACTGGGACCGTCGATAATGATTTGGCTCATTGTGTGTAGTATATATGAAAGTTTATTTTAAGTTTTTATTTTTGAGAGTATCCCAAACTTTTTGTTGCTCTAGATATTTTTCTTTTAATTTTTCATAGTGTTCTGCCGCACGTTTAAGTTCATCAAATTCTTCTTCCAAAATAGGATCGCGTGTTAGTTTGTTTGGTATCCTAAGTGCCATTTTTATTTCGTTTAAAGTGTCTTTTAAACTTTCGCCATTGATTATTAAATCGGCATTTTTGCCCCGCAGTTCCATGGTACCAGCGGCGTCAATCACGGCGGCAGTGCTAGTATTAGTCCAAGTTGGCGATGTGGCATTAATAGAGTAAGTGCCATTGGATCCACCTGAGCCAGCTGATAATACTTGTCCCGACGAACCAACCACGGCGTCTTTAAGTGTATAGGTATATGATGGAGTCATTATTAAGTTTTTTTAAAATTGGCCTGACCAGAGGGATTCGAACCCCCGACCGCATGCTTAGAAGGCATGTGCTCTATCCAACTGAGCTATGGTCAGATTCATTCAAACCTCGATTAATATTTCTGGATTCCAATATGAATCCGGCTCATAGCCTTCATAGCCACGAGGGTTGCAAACTATTCGGGTACTACCGATCATGTAGTCAAACGGATGATGTGTATGTCCGTGTGTCCACAGTTTGATCTGCGGACGGTCTAGAATGAACTCACTCAAGTCACTGCTGTAAGCACCATTCATTATTGTTTCATTTTTGTACTGTTCGTGAGTGCTCAGTTTACTAGGTGCATGATGGCCAACAACCACAAACTTTTCATCAGGCCGTTCGGCAACAATTTGCTTGATATAGCCCAGCATGTGCCTGTGACGAATAACTGTGTCATGCGGCTTAAGATTGGTGTAACCTTCTAGGTCCTTTTTAATAACACGGAAGTCACTCATCATATCACGCACAGCATGAAGCGTCAGTGGATCGCCACTGTTCATGTCAGTCCATAATGTACCGCCGATGAATGTTACATCGTCAATCTTTTTGCAACCTGCTTCCAGGAAGTAGACATTGGGGAATTTGGCACATTCATTGCTCAGCGTGATCAAGCTCTGATTCCACTTACCGTGATAAAATTCATGATTGCCAGCAACATAGATCACATGTGGAAATTGAAAACTGCAACGTTTGAGGAAGTCGCGAAATCGGCGAGCAGTTTCTTGGCGTCGACCTAAACTTTCAATCATAGCGGCAACTCTAACACTTTCTTCGCTATGGTCGTGCAGGTCTGCGGCAATCATGATGTCGCCGGAGAGAATCAACACATCATAATTATTAGAATTCTGAATGTTGATGTCTGAAAATTCTAGGTGTAAGTCCGAAACCAGTTTAATACGCATGTTATATTATATGCTTTTACGCATATTCTTGTCAAGTATAAAAAAGCCCCCAACTGTTAATTGGAGGCCTTGTGCTACACCTTGTCTGATTACAGACCAAGTGCCATTGCACGATAGCCAGCGGCAACAATAGCCCGGCTAGGTTTACCATGACGGTATTCGGTAATACGAACACCATTCTTGGCTTTGCGTGTATTTGCATAAATTGCAAAACCAGCACGGCGAATGCGGCTTGCTTCTGCGCTCAAGTTACCAATTCCGTAACGTGATTTTGCTTCTGACGAAGTCAAAGCCTTGCCGTCAACTACCAATGCCTTAAATGCCTTACCAGTTTTAGTTTCTAAATCAAACATTTGTTTCTCCTTAAAATATAACTGTATAACAGTTTGTTTGAATCTTAATTATATAGATCTACAACGGAATAATCAAGAGTTAGTTTTGCCAATTTTTAATTGTCGTCGTCCGTTTCAACCACAATCCATCCTAGACGACGAAGGTCGTCATGAATTTCGTCTGTAACTACAGATTCGGATACATAGCCCTTTCTTTTTAAATCATGGGCTCCGTTGTAAGTGTCAGGTTCATCGCCGCCGCCAATGCCCGAACAGTACCAATCAATGTAGTCACCTTTTTCCTGCATGTCTGCAATAATACCTCCAGCATGACGCCACGAACATGACCATCTTTGATCCTTGAGTATGGGCATCAATTCTAATTTTTGGAAGTCATTGTTACACATGGCCGCATACAAATTTTGAGCGTAAGAGTCGCTGGCTCGAGTTTTTTCCAGAATCCAATCAGTTGTACGAAGATCGTACTCCATGTTGTCTTTTTGCCACTCAGGGTCTACTAGATTGGCCGCATCTTGTTCGTGCCAGGCTTTGAACATCTCGATATATTCTTCAAGTGGTTCTAGTCCTTCTTCTTTTCTACGCTTCATATAGCGTTCCAATTGGAAAGTATGCCGCTCATTGCTACAACTGGGCTTTTTCATCTTTTTTCTTTATCAACGACCAAGAGCCGTTCTTGTTGTCGACCCAACTCAGCGTATCACCTTCTACCCAACCCTGAGTATCGAGAAGATCCTGGGGTAACGGTAGTATAAGATCTCCAGTGGCTGGATCTTCTTCAATGATCACTGTCCATTGTGTTTGCTTATCCATGTTTTAGTATTTCCAAACTGACAATATGTCCTACTTCTTTGGCAATGTCATTGCCCTCGGGTATTACATAGGTACTGTAATGATGATCATCTTTTTTATGGTCATATCTACGTATTTGTACTACTGCGCCACCAGTTGCAGGCAATACTTGGAAATTTATAGCTCGGTCCATTTCCACCATCGATCCCAATGAGTCTCTGGATCTGACAGTGGACATTTTCATTGGTTCGGCTAAATCATTCGAATCTTCGCGTACCCATTTGATTACTAATCGCTTTAAGAAATTCATATTATGCCTTTACCAGCTCTTTAAGAACTAATTTTGTAACATTGGTAATGCGAAACGATCGCCATTCAGATTTGTCTGTACACCAAACACTGAGATTATCTGCGTTGGGTTTTTTCTTCGATGCAGATTCTGTCACTGGCTTGGCCGGTAACAGTGCAGAATTCAGTGTGCAAGGCATGTTTCGCACACTTCCATCGATCTTGGTAAAAGTAACTTCGCACACGCCCTCGTGCAAAAACTCATTGAGAATTTTAGTTCTGGCTTCCAACGAAGCGTCTGTGTCAAATTGAATTTCCATTGTTTGTCCTTAAATGATTCCTCTGCCCAGTACTGTACCGTACACAGGATGTTCTTCAGTGTGTAAAATTTTGTATCCGTTGTTTAGCAAAAGTGGAACTACTGCACCACACTTGCCGGTATAGTGTCCCCACCACTTATTATACCAGGTATCGTCACAGACTACAATACTTTTTTCGCCCATAAATGGCAGTGCAAGAGTCATTTGTGCTAGATGTGCCCGTTGACTGTTGACATTGTTCATTTCAAATCCAAATTTTTTATATTTGTCTTGTTGATAAACAATAAAGTCTTCTGGCTCCTTGTCTGGATGCCAGTCCCAATCGAAGTTATCCAGGTATAAAAAGCTAATATAGGCAATGTGTCCAGGAAAGTCTTTGAGATAATCTTCTCCAGTGGAATTGACAATATTAACATTGGGCAAGTTTAGTTCTTTTACAAACTGACAATTGTCGGGGTCCATGTCCACAGTCCACAGGCCTTTGCCGAACCGACTGGCCCACTCTGCAATGGTTTTTGTACTACCATCATCTCCATTGCGACTTGTGCCAATTTCAACAAACTGACCCACGTAGTCTGTATCAAATTGATCCAAGTATTGCTCTGCACAACGAAACACTTGTCCCATATTAAATTTTCTCGCCTGCTTCGAAACCGCGGAATCTCAAGAATCTCGGAAAACGTAGACTATACGTGCCGTCTTGATTTTGTGTAATTGCATCGGCACGTACCTCTACCACATTACCAAGAATACTATTCCTAGAATTCCAATAATCAATGCGATGCTCATCTGTAAAACCACTGCCAACGTTAACCCGAATCGATCGACCGTCGTCCATGCCCTCACATACAAAAGCACCAAGGCGTCCAATATTTTTTCCTGTACCTTCTTCAACATTAGCAATCTCCAATGAAACTTCAATAAATGGTTTAAGTTTAAGCCAAGCAACACTACGTTTGCATTCGTAACCAGCATCAGCATCTTTGATCATGATACCTTCGTATCCGCCGGCAACGGCTTGTGTATTGATCATTTTAAATCGAGCTTGTCCTTGCATGGTATCCAAGTCTACCAGTTCTTGTCCTACCATGGTCACATTAGGCAAGGAGTCTTGATGCGTTTCAATGAATGTCTTCAAGTGACTGCTACGGAATTCTTGTGTGGCGTTCCAGGCACCCTGTTCAAAATGAACCAGGGGAACACAGTCAAACAGGTTAAGAACAGCATCATTGGCTTCCACATTGCTCTTGCGATGTACCTGCTTCATCAAGTCTTGAAAAGTACCCGACATGATCTCGCCATCAAACACCCAGGGTTCAAGTAAGGAATCGGCAATTTTTGCAAATTGGTCTACAATATGCGGAAAGTTAACAAGCTCTTTACCGTTACGGCTAAACATATCAACACGCCTGTCTGGATGAACAATAGTGATAACACGGACACCGTCGAGTTTAACTTCGATAAGTTTCTTTCCAGATACTTTCGATTCATGATTAGCACTGTCATGAGCAAGCTGACATCCAAAAACAGGAATAGCGTATTCAGCATATTTTTTCTCCACAACCTTGTTGATGGTCTTTTCACTAACACCACAGCGCAGGTCTTTAATAAGGATACGCCGATACCAACCGTTCCACTGTTCCTTGGTGGCACTTTTCATCATCGCACTAACAACATCCCTTGCTGTGTTTCCGGTAATGTTACGAGTAACAAAGCCAGTAAGAGCGAGAGTAAAACTATCCCAAGGTAAACCAGCACCATCTTCATCTTTTTTCTCCGGTATTTGTTTAAGTCCAAATGTGATCATTGGGTCAAGGGCAAGCCTGCAACCTTCAAAGAATTCTTTATTGCCTTCCTTGGCTTGAACTTCAATGATTTGTTCTTTATTGATACGACTTGGATGTGTTTCCAATGACCAAATAACTGACGAGGGATTATCCATCTAACTGCTCCTTGTTGCGTTGAAATTGATATTCACGTTTAAGCCAATATTTGTACTTGGCAAAATACTCTTTAAGATCGTAATCGCAAACTGAACCAAAACTTTCCAACTCGTCTCGATGCTCGTGCCATTTGTGTTGTAACCAATGCCGGAACGGAAGGAAAGATTTTTTCATATGCTGTTACCAACTGCTATTATAAAACACTTTTAAGCCACAGAACAACTCTGCACGAGCCTGCTTGATAAATTCAAGATCTTGCGTTTGATAATAAGAGTCGGAATCTTCTCCAAAGAAGAACCCTGATGTGGACGGCAAACGATCTTCTAGTACATCTTTTTCAAGTTGATCAATATCTTCAAGTGTTAGTTCCAATTCGATGCCGTTAAATACGCTACCAAATCCCGAATCGTTGGGTAACTCTTTGTTGGTATCATTCATTTTTCTCTTCCACAAACTTTCCATCCAACCTTGAAGATTAGGGTGCTTGCGCCAGTAGGCAAGTTCACGTGGCTTGGCCACTGTGGCACTGCCGTACTCTCGAGTTTCTTCGTTGAACTCTGATGTTGCGTAATATTCCTGCTGTTGGCCTGCTCGGGCGGCCACGTATGCGTACTGATCGAGTCCCATGATTGTCCTTAGGTCAAGTTAACTACAATTTAATTTTTTTGTTGTCTGACAGCATTGGCATTTAACTCGGGTACCAGTTCAGTTAGCTGTAGCAACATGCGATAGGTATTCCATGCATCTTTTACTGAATCAGACTGAGTATCGCCTATAGTAGGAAACAGATCCATCCAAATATATGCTTTGGGTACACGAACAGCACCGATACCATTGGCACGTGGCTCTAGTATTTTGCCAGTTTCAAAAAGTCGTACACCGACTTCTATACAACGGTCTCTGTCCAGGCCCTTCAGGTAACTGGGTTCATCCATGTACTGATCAATGACCCATTCAACATCTTCTTTGACCGGCATGTGTGTACGTGCAATAAGACACAGTACATCGTTTTCGTCAACTTCACCTCGGACAATACTGGCCACACAACGACCAAAACTAAAACCAATTTTCATGACTGTTCCTTTGCTATTTGTTCCACGTGCTTACAATTACCACGAAAGCGAAAACCACTACAAGAACAATTATACTGATTATCTATTTTTTGCACAACATAAAGATCGCCTTTACTGCCAGTAATTGTCCATTTTGGCACACTTGTGTCATCTTCGGATTTTGTGTTGTAACCAAATGTATTAGGCACTTCCTTGAATGAACGACCACGAGTATCAATTCGAATAGGCTTTTTAAATTTAAAAACTTCATTGGTACCGTTACGAACATAGGCAGTCATTTTGGACTTGCTGTCATCTAGTAGATAGACATGATTTGGATATCCATCTGCCCACTTGGTAGTTTCTAAAAAGAATTTCATTGTATTATTCAACACCGTAGTCTGTACGTAACACTTCTTTGCAGGCTTCTGCGGTACGTTTGGTAACTACCACTCGTCCGCCAAAAAACCCAATATAGAGATTGCGATGCTCAACAAACTTGATCTCTCCGTTGGCACCAGTATGCTTTTGACGCACTACCTTTTTAGCAACAGGTACTGCCTTTTTAACAGCCTTTGCTGGCACTGTTGGTGCAGGAGCAGATTTAGGTTTGGCGACAGTTTTAGTTGTTGGGCTAGACTCAAATCCGTGTGCCTTGTCATATTTGGCAATAAACTTTTCGTCTTTGCCCCAAGTGGTAATCAAACGCTTGAGCTCGGTAGAACCCAACTGATTCCAATGAATAATTTTGTCTGTCCAATTAACCATTTTTAGCTCCGTTTTGTTACTGTTCTTATATTGTATATTAATTCGAATTAATGGTCAACCAGAAAAACCCTACTTTAAGTAGGGTTTTGTAGCATGTTATTTGATCCCGAAGTGCTGTTTGATTAGTCTTGCTCCAAACTCTGGGTCGTACGGAAACGGTTCATCTTTCCACTCAATTAGTTTGTTGGCACACTCCTGAACAATCAACTCAGCAAACTTTTCGTGGTCAAAATGTAACTGCCCATCAACCAAGGCACCATCAACTCGATGGCTCCAACATTGGTCGGCAAGTTCTCGAATTCGTGAGTTCATTGTTCAACTCCAAAGTGTTTTTTAATTTTCTTTGCCAATGTGTCATATCTTGAAAATTTACCTTGATTTTCAACAATACCAGCACATTCTTTCACAATCAACTCGGCAAACTTTTCTAGATTGCTATCATCCGCAAATTGCCATTCTCCATTATCGTAACGGAATCCTGTTTTCTCGGCAAGTTCTTTAATTCGTTCGTTCATTCTTCAACTCCGAAATGTTCCGCCAATGCGTTATATGCCGTGGGACTTGCACACTTCTTGGAGACAACATCCATACATTCTGCCACGATCAACTCAGCATACTTTTCCAATGCGGCTTCCCATAGATGTCTTTTTGCCCCAAGCCCAAATATCTCAAGTTTGGATTCTTTTTCAAATTGTCTTAATCGTGAATTCATATTACAATCTTTTTATGCCACAAGCCACATTAATTCTTCTTTGACTTCAATGCTTTCGCTACCATCGTATTCGTGAATTCTAAATTCGGCACCTACCTCAAGCCAAGCAATCTCTAGGTCTCGCATACCGCCATCATAGATGCCAGGATACTTGAGTGTGATATAGACTGCTAATTCATCCCATTGTTCTTTTTCCACAAAATCAACAATGACAGGATCAAACACCAACTCGGGCAACTCTTGATTCCAAGTTGACCAACCTGCACCAAAGCCCGGTGAATACAGCACCGCCACTTGACCATTTCGAATCAATTTGTTAACTTTTTTCATAGCGTTAAGAGTTTACAGTTTCAAACGGACTGAGTTCTTCATTGGCCTCAGCTGTTTCGTAGATCCAGTTAATGGGTATTTCTAACATAGATGCCACAGTCACTGGTAGGTAACCGGCTTCCAACATCTCATTGACTTCCATTGAAATATCATTCATCTTGCTCATTTTACATACTCCAGAATGTTTCGCTGGCAGGGTTGCAACACCAAGGAGTGTCTGCATCGATAGTTACGTTTTTGCCACTCATCAAATTCTTAACAGTGACCTTGGGGGCACGGTAAGTGTCACGGGCAATGATATTGAGTTGGTCTTCGGTCCAACCTGCTTTACGGCAAAGACGGCTACGAGTAGCTTGGGCGGCACCAAAAGTTTTGTATGCACGAGTTTTGTTGGGTCCGTCTGTGACAATAAGACCTGTACCTTTTGCAACAACTACATATGACATCTAGAACTCCTTTTTAATTACAATACAAGTATTATAGCAAATTTCAAATTATGAGTCAATCAGTCCAGGCGTGATCCTGCGTAAACACGATCCAAGCCCAGTTTTTCTTTCAGGACCCGAGCATAGGCCTCTGCACCTGCTTCCAAAATGCTGATGCTTTGTGTAGGATAACCACTGGGATTCCATATGCACAAAGACCCAGTGTAATCTTTACGGAATCCTTGAGCCAGGAGTGCTTTACCAATCTTGCTGTTAGATCGAACACCCCAAACGTTGACCCAGGCAAAGCCACAAGCATCACGGTCACCGTGTTGTTGATAAAATGCCTTGGCGGCTGTACGGGCGGCCATTGCGGCTTCGTTGCAGGCATCTTGAACTGCTTCTACATTTACCACTGTTGCAATTGCTTTCATTACGGGCTCCTGTTTGTTTACTGTTCTTGTATTGTAAATTAAATGGATTTTTTGGTCAACCGTTTAGACAGTGTAGGCGTGACCAGTCAAAACGTTCACTACACGGGCACCTGGTCCAAATGCCGCACGGGCTTCGAAACGCTCTTCGTCGCTAGGACCACGATAGTTTTTACGATAATTTTCAATTGCACGGCGGTCTTCAACCTTGCGCTGAACCAGGCTGTTGTTTTCTGTTTGGCGATCAATCCAACCAGCATTAACAAATTCTTGCAACATGTCACCAAACGGAATTGCGTTGTTGCTATTCCAACGAACCACAGGGCCAGTGGCATCATTGGTTTCATCAATGTAAAACTGTGTCTTGTATTTTGCATCAACCATTTTGTGCTCCTTTTTGTTTACTGTTCTTGTATTGTAAATTAAATGGATTTTTCGGTCAAATCTGGGAAAATTGCTTAATTTTTAAGCAAAAAATATGTAGCATCTGCACTGTTGCGAAAATACAACACTAGTTTTAGGCTAGATCTGCGTCCTTTTCTGCGCCATTCTTGCCCATTTTCTAGTACACGATAAAACCACCTGCGCTCTTGTTGCATTCCAGGCGGACCCAAATCTGCTCGGATAGCCTCAACTATTTGATAATCTCGCCAAGGCAAAATAGTTACTCGAGTGGTTTTCATCTATCCAGTTTTTTTTGGTGGTCTGGGAACTGATTGCCATAAACATCCTCGCCATTCCAATAGCGTCTGCCATTGCCTCTTGGCTTGTGTATGTCCTTGGTTGATCTTTCAACGCCAAAATCAACAGCACATTGTCGTTCTTCTTTTAATTGATCTTGGTCGAAAATATCATGTGCATCGACTACAGAAAAATGGTCAACAAAATGTCTAGGATATGGAATAAAATAACCAATCCAATCACCTTTGCGAATTTTGATGTCTGCGCCGGGTCTGGTAACTTTTAAATTAAATGTAAAGTCTCTTCTTAGGTTATCTGTTTCAACAACACCAGTCATGTGTGTAATGCCATCAATGAAATAGTTCGGTGGATTACCAGTCATGATGTTTACCCATTCGGGGGTTCTGATACTAAATCCATGTTGAATGGTAATGGTACCCATTCCAAAATGAGGATCAATTTTTTGTAATCCTACCCATTGACTGTACTCAGTGGGGTCGTCAAACTTGACAGTCACATCAGAAGGATTTCCTCCTCCATTCCAATTGACTGTAAAGTCGTATAAACTTTTAATAACAAACCCGTATTGATTACCAATGGTCAATGGCAAACAATAATAAGCATGTTTAATAAACCAATCTCGTTTGACACAATCTCGCAACGATTGAATGACCAAGTCGTGTTGCCCTTTAAAACGATCGTTGGGTATTATGGCAATAGTATTTGGGGGTACTTGAATCATACTTTAATTGTAGCACGACTGCTATCTGTTGTAAAGAAGCTGGCAATAGTATACCGAACCCCATCAGTTACCGGACGAACACCATGTAGAAACTCCAATGTACCTGGATGCACGGCCAACATACCAGGTTTTGGTTTTATTGACATTCCTAGATGTGGATAATGTATTTCGCCGCCTTGATAGTCATTGTTGATGTAAAGCACAGACCCAAACAATCTCCAGGAAAATGGATGCGGTTGTTCATTGGGATTTTCACCGTCGGCGTGTGGGTGTAGTTCGTATCCACTGGGCCACCGTACAATTTGCAGTAGGTCTGAATACAGTTTCTCAAATCCAGAATGTTGTTCGACCACTTTGGTAATTTGATTCATGCTGGTTAGCATGATGTCTTGAACAGTTCTATCAAGTATATTATAATGATCCAATGATCTTCCTGCCCAAAAATTATTTGATGCTAAACTTGGCCAGGCAGATTGATTATTGTCAATGAAACTTTTTATAATTGCTAAATTTTCTTGGCTTAGAAAATTTTCAATTACTAGAGGCCATGCACAATGATTAATCTTGTTGCTTAGGCGGTATTCCGTTGCTGTGCTTGTCATTTGTTTGATCTACATCTTGATACATACGTTTTTCTTGAGTGGTTAACTCTTTAAAAATCTTTCTTGGGTTGCCACACAACATACAACCAGGTCGGCCACAATCCATGGCATGATGCTTGGCCATACGATGCGGTTCTTTGACTGCTAGATCCTTGTCAGTTAATCCGTGTGCTTTTGCAATTTTTACTTGCTTAATGACTGCGTCTTGGTCTTTTTGTCGACGTCGTGAATTTTTGATTTTATCGTTTTCGGAGCTCACTAAATTACCTCCAGGATTGCTAAAGTATTTAATCAATTATACATAAAAACAAAGGCCTTTGCAGGCCTTTGCGGTTAACTATTTAAAACTTTTGCAACCGAATTCATTACTGCGGCAATACGCCCAATGTCACGAAGCTGTTCTACAGTATAGCCTTCCTTCTTGAGTGTTTCATAATGTGCCTTAACACAGAAGTGACACTTGCCAACAATACTAGCTGCCAAACTAAATGCTTCAAAGTTTGCCTTGGTAGTTCCGCCATGATGCAGAATAGCGTTCATACGTAACTGTGCTGGTAATCCTTTTAATGCAGGATCGTCGGCCATTTCGACATAGGGATACCATACATTGTTTTGTGCCATTATGCTTGCGGCAGTCATTGCTGACTCGGCAAATACAGGATTGTCTGCTAACATAACAGCTAGGACTTTTCCATTGCCTGTTGCGGCCAGTGCGGCCACAGCACAGCCCATAGCAACATCAGCATCTAGTGTACTTCGAAGCAATACTGCATCCAGATTCAATTTTGTATCTTTGGCGTAGTCTGGCAAAGCGCCTTTTACTGATTCAATAAAACTCATTTTAATATTTTCCTGATGCTAATACGATTTGACAGATGTGTTCTAATCGTTCAATGTGTTCAAATGCTCTCCACGGGCTAGTGTCAATGGCCACAACTCCGTGTCCTTTAATGCCCACAATGTCGTAGGCAATGTTGCCGTCTTGGTCTAATTGTAACTGCTTGTGGCACTGATCAGCAAGTTCTTGACTAATCGGCGGCACATCTCCTACGTTAGGTGCTACTCGAGTATAACGATTGAGTTCTGGAAAGGCTGCACTCACAGTACTTAAATCAATACCGGCATGCATGGCCGCAATACAGTAAGTAGGATGTAAGTGAACAACCACCCTAACGTCATTGTTGTGTTGACCCATTGCTCTCTGTAAGCCAAAGTGCAATGGCAGTTCTCCACTGGGCTTTAGGTTAGCACTAATGTCGGTGTACTCTAATTCCTTGCTGGCATAATACAATCGAGGAGGTTGATCATAGTATCCCGTCTCAATGCCAATCTTTTTAAACTGATCAGGTTGCATGGTCTGCTTACGGACGCCACTAGGTGTGATATAAAAATGATCACGGTCGTGATGACGAATACTAACATTGCCATCACGACTGGTAATCCAGTTGCGTCTATATGCTTCAACTAACGTATCGCATATAGTTTCTAACATTACAAGGTCTCACCGCCTACAGTACGGTTACATGCACACAGTTCACCTGTTTGCAATGCGTCCAATACACGAAGTGTTTCTTCTGGGCTACGACCAACGTTCAAGTTGTTCACAGTAACATGTTGGATAACGTTTTCTGGGTCAACGATGAATGTGGCGCGAAGTGCGGCACCTGCTGGAGCATAGAACACTCCCAGTTGTTCAATCAAGCTCAAGCTCTCGCAAGTTTCCATATTGTATCGCTGTGTATCAGCAAACTGATGATGTGTAATCTTCTTCAAGTCTGCATGTGCGTTTTGCCATGCTACTTTGCAGAACTCGTTGTCTGTGCTACCTGTGAGCAATACTGCGTCACGATCAGCAAAGTCTTGTGCTAGTTTGTCGTAGGCTACAATTTCTGTAGGGCAAACGAATGTGAAATCTTTTGGATAGTAAACGATTACTTTCCACTTGCCTTCGAACGATTTTTCTGTGATGGTATAAAACGCATCTTCTGGTTGTCCTGGGCGAACGCCAGTGACTGCGAATGGGGCTAATTTATCGCCTACTGTTTTCATATTTTTCTCCTATATATTAAATGAAATTACTTTAACAATTATACATGTATAAAATAAAATTGCAACAATTTTGGTTGACTTATAGTCATAAAAAAGCCCAACTGAGTTAGGCTTTTGTAGAATCAAACGTTAGAATCTAAATCCAAGGCCCATGCCCAGTGATCGTTCTTTAATAGTTTCGGCACTATAACCGGCATTAAAGTTCAACGAAACATTCTTAACCAATGGATAACTGTAACTTGCAAAAGTCACAGTCTGTTTAGGATCAGCATCACTTTCACGAATGCGTGTTTTAACGCCTCCTAACAGGAAACCGGGTCCTACTGGAACTCCGGCAGTCACACCCACTACACCATAATTAAAAGGATTGCGACCGTTAAAGCCGTTGTCATGTGCTACGCCAACAAATGGCGTAAAAATGCTAACCTGCTTGCCAACAGTAACTTCTAGGCTGTTGACCAAATTGCTGTTGTCAAATCTTGCAGTACGACTTTGTAAGCCAAATTTCAATCCACCTAGTTCGGTACCAGCACGTATAAACTGTGCAGTACTGTTAGACCGACCGTCGCGACTTTTGACACTGTCAACATCAACACTGACCCAACCTCCGGCAAATGCAGAACTGGCAAAACCCAAAGCTAAAATTGCAAAAATTTTCTTCATATTTACTTTCCTTTATAAAAAATTACTGATTGCACTGTATTATATACAAACGTCACCGACATAGTCGACGCTATTTTTATCCAAATTTAAAATTGTCAACAAAAAGGAACCCCAGGGTTCCTTTTACAGTTTGAGTAACTTTAAACAACAGGAGTATATTCAATACCAGTGGTGGCCAAACCTACCAAGCCAATGGCTGTTTCAAAACTGGCCAATTCGCTGGCAGTGACCAAAACATCTGCTTGGCTGTACTGATTGGCAGTCATCCAGTTGGTCAATGCAGTAACATCTGCCAATGTGGCATCAGTGCCTGTGACGTTTTTGTAAACATGCTTGATGAATGTTTCATTGCTGACACCGCCAGCGTCTGTTTTGTAAACATCTGTGTTCAACAAGGCTTCTGCCAATTGAGTGTTGGTCCAACCTGCATCGGCAAGATGGATACCAATGCCCTTATAGGCATTAGTCACATCGGCAGTGCCCAATGCGGCTGCTAACAGAGCATATACATCACCAGCACGGCCTGCGGCATCATAGGCAATGGCTTTGTCTGTGAACACAACACGCTCGTGGTCAGCAAGATTAAATTCCATGTTGCTAACCAATGTGCTGGCTAACTTTACATTGTCGGCAGTTTTAGTAACTGTGAACTCAGTGCTTGCGCCGCCCATTGCGTAAGTGTCAACACCAGCAGTACCTGTAACATCAACTGTGACATCAACAGTACCATCACCAACACGACCTGTACCTACTACACCGAATGTGGCAATCTTGCCTGCTGTACCAACTGTAGCCACAGTAACAATCAAGTTATTGAGATTGGTGCCACCTAGGGCTGTGCCGGCAAGAGTGATTGTATCTCCTGCCACATAACCTGTGCCAGCACTAGCGGCCACAGAGTCTAACACAACAGAATATGCTCCGTTAGTTTTAGTTACATCAAATGTAGCACCGTCTCCGCTGCCGCCGGTTAAACCTGTAACGTTTTGGTACGTGGCATTAACCGGTTTGTCTTTAATTGTGATTGTGGTTGTCATAAATTTTTCCTTTTCATTAAATGAGCTATAAACTTAATTAGTGGTTTATACTAAGAGTATACATTATTTTTTCCATTTGAACTTGTGCGTGTACGCACAAGTTTGATGCGAAATACAGGAAATATAGCCAAAAAAATAGGAACCTGGGTTCCTACCGCTGACTACTTATCACATTGTACGCCGTCATCAGGCGAGTATCTTATTTGATCTGTGCCCAAACACGCTCACGGATCTGCTTTGTTAGTGTGTCCGGCAACGGTACATAATCCAAGTCTACTGCATCCTTCTTGCCGTTCTTGAATGCCCAGTCAAAGAACTTCAACACTTCGTTGCTAGTGGCTTTGCTCTTTGGTTCTTTGTACATGATGATAAAACTTGCAGAACTTACTGGCCAAGCATTGGGATTCTTTTGATCCACGATGCTCAAGCCCATTCCTGGAACACTGAACCAATCAGCACCATCTGCCGCGGCAGCAAATGTTACGTCATCTGGGCTTACATACTTGCCACTCTTGTTTTGTAGTTGTAAGAATACCATATTGTTTTTCTTAACATAAGCATACTCCACATACCCAATTGAGCCTTTGATACGGTTCACATTTGCCGCAACACCTTCGTTACCCTTACCGCCTACAGAACTAGCGGCAGGCCATTTAACTGCCGCACCACGACCCACTTTGCTCAACCACTCTGGGCTAACAGTTGCAAGATAATCTGTCCAGTTAAAAGTTGTGCCCGATCCATCAGCACGATGTACAACGGTGATTTCTAAGTTAGGCAATGCCTTACCTGGATTCAATGCTACTAACTTAGGATCATTCCATTTAGCAATAGTACCCATGAACACTTCAGCCATTACAGGTCCAGTAATCTTTAATTCGCCCGGTTTAAAACCATCCAAGTTGATAACAGGAACTGTTCCACCAATGATAGCCGGGAACTGCACTTGTCCATTCTTGTCTAAATTCTCACCTGACACAGGTGCGTCTGTGGCACCAAAGTCAACTGTCTTTGCGTTGATTTGTCTAATGCCTCCACTACTACCAATGCTCTGATAGTTTAAGCTAACTCCTGTGGCTTTCTTATATCCTTCGGCCCATTTAGCATAGATCGGAAATGGGAATGTTGCACCCGCTCCTGTAATGTCTGCGTTTGCCGATACGGTGACTGCGGCTAATAAAATTGCTAGTAGTTTGTTCACTGAGTTCTCCTTGTTGGTTGTTACACAAATATTTAAACATAAATGTGTTACAGTTTTGTTACAAACTGCGTATTTCTTAAAATATTTTTACCAAAAGAAAAGGGAACACTATGCTAAATAATTTTGAGACCTACATTATTAGGGAAGAGTTGCAGTCAGCTAAGAGAACTTTTTTCTAAGGGGTCTCCTAACAATTAGGAGATTTCTTATGATTAAAATTTTGTCAGTATTATCTTTGGCTGCACTAACAGCCTGCGGGGGCGGCAATGAACCAGAATTGCCAAAAGTTGTAGAGATACCTACACCAGTTGAATTACCCTCACCATTTGTAATCGGACCGAGTGGCACTGTTTCAGTTCCGACTATTCCCGTAGTTGGTCCCGGTGAGATGGCTAAACTTCCGTTTGTAATTGGACCTGTCAAAGGCCCAGAAGTTACAATAATTCCAAATGTTGTAATAGGACCTAGTACTGTAGTTCAACCTACAATTAATTATTGTACAGATGGATTTGTAGTTGGGCCATGTGCGCCATTGCCTTCTACTTGCAAACCCGATGCTGGTGGTTTTGTAACAGGTCCTTGTACTCCATAAAAATAGGCTCCTAGGAGCCTATTTTTGAGTTTCTGTTACGAGGTATGTCTTACCCTAGGTAGCCTTTATCAAGCTGCCAATGCGAACTGTGAGTCGTTTGCGTTTACTTTGTTTTGCTTCTTCGACCGGAAAATCCTACTGTCAAGACTAGCTTGCTTCAGATCATGCCTCCAATCCTAACGGCTTCTACATTGCCGGACTGTCCATTTCATTACTCTTGACCCAATCGATCCTGTGTCAGGCCCATTATAAAACATACTGGATTGGTGTCACTCGATATTACACTACCTTCTTAGACACAGATAGTAACCAATATGCTTTATGGTGGACCTGGCGGGCACTGCCCCCGCGTCTTGAATCCTTTTCAATCTACTTCATACAGTCTTAACTTACATTATATATTTATTTTTGGGCACTGTCAATTTATTACAAAACTTTTTTAATATAATCTAACACTATGGTAACCACTTGATTACTTAGGACTACTTCATAATGATTTAACGGCACTTCAATCAAATCAAAATCTTTTCTATACTGCATGCTTTCAATGGTTACCACACCGTCATTTGGTTCAATGATCCAGGGACTTTGTCCTTTTGTAGTAACCACATTGGTCCAATTTGGCGGTGCTGGCAATGTTTTTGCGGCCATCATTGGACTGCTCATTGTGCCAATATCTTTCATCAATTTACTAAAAGGTAAAAAATATTTGGCATAGTCTGCTTGGCTACATCCGCCATATGGAGTACTCAATGATATTCCGCCAATGGTTCGATCGGCATAATGCTTGGCCAAATGCAGTGCATATATACCACCAAGACTGTGAGACACAAACAGTAAACGTTCAGTATCATCCAATTGACCATACATTTGATTTACATTGTGTTCAAACCCGTTGGCACTATTATATTCCAGTGCAACATCTGGTTCTTCACAATGTTCTCTAACAAACTGTCTGATATAATTAAAACTCTCGGCCGTTGCGCTGGCGCCGTGTATATAAACTATCATTGGTTGTCGTCTGATGCAGGGTCATCTTGACCAGACTTGTAATCCATTATCCAATAGATTGCGCCTGCGCCAAGTGTTCCAACAATTATCCAAAAAAGGTAAGTCATAAAACTATTTATTCAAACATGTAAACGTAAAACAATAGTAAGGCGTTATTATAGTATACAGAACTAATTCTGTATATTAACCTAAAAGGAATTTATCATGAAATTGATCGCAACTTTAATCGCTACCACATTCGCTGTTACCGCTTTTGCTCAGGCTCCTGCCAAGAAAGAAGAAAAGAAGGCCGATGCCAAGCCTGCTGTTACAGCACCAGCAACGCCTGCCAAAAGTGAGCCTGCTAAGAAAGACGCACCTAAAGCAGACGCCAAAGCCGCTCCGGCCCCGGCATCCAAATAATCTAGATGACAATGATGACTTCATAATAGACGATGAAGTCACATTTGGACGTAATCGGAAGAGTGAAGAGTTTGGTAAACTAATACACAACGATGAAGAGCTTTCCGATTATGTTCTAGCTAGATTGCGTCAGGCCCGTATGTTGGCCTTAGAAAAATATCAAGAAGTTTGGGGTTAAACTCAAACTTCTTTTTTTATGGTCATAAAAAAGCGGCACCGGGTGCCGCTTGCCGCAAGCCATTGCCGTTTACTCTGTGGCTTCTACTTGTGCGCGAGCCTTGATGGCCTCAAGACTAGGCTTGGCCTTGGCCTTGGATGCAGTCTTGGTAACCTTGACTACATCGGCGCCGTTGTATTTGGCATCGGCTGTATCAATAGCCACACGGTACTCGCTGTTCTCGTAGAGAGCAGAAGTCTTAAGGAAAGTAACTGCATCAGCCTTGCTCATTGCAGTAGGCAATTCCAACAGTTCGATATCGCTATGACCGGTTTTAACCAGTACCTTGACACGAGTCATGTCGTTAGCAAAGCGAACTTTGAAAGAGCCCTTGAGCTTGGAAACACCAGTAATTTTAAAAGTAGACATTGAAAAACTCCAAAAAGTTAAGTTTGAAAAACACCGCTGAACCATTCAGCGTATCACTATTATACCATAAAACGAGCATTTAGGTCAACCAATTTTTGGCTAATAGTTTTACCGAAAATTCTAGACAGTTGCCCGTTCTAGAACGCTAATAACCCTACAACTATTGTGGTTACCTCGGGGAGAAGTGACCCTATAGATTGCATGGTTAACATCTTGGGCGTCCACCATAATGGTCTCAATGGACCTGGCGGCCGCCTCAAGTTGTTCTTTTGTGCAGTTGTCGGACAAGTGTTCAAAATTGCCCACTGCAAATGTTACATAAAAATCTTTCATTATTCTTTTACCGTATTTGAAATGGAATCCTTTGCTGTATTTAACAGTTTGTCTCCGGCTTTTACAAGCCCAGATAAACCAACTGTGGCAACAACCACTCCAATTGCAATACCAATGAGTAAATTACGCATGTTCAGCCTTTACATAGTTAAGATTGGTAACTTTAGCACCGCTATGGAAACGACTCACTTCAAGTCGTTTAATTTTACCACTGATACGACCACTGACTGCAACATGTTCTTTGCTGGTCAAAAACTGAATTAAATTGCCCTGTTCGTCTTGACCAAACGCCGACCAGCAGTTAAATGCCTGAAGGTATCTTTTATTGATCAGTGTAAAGTTAACAAAGATTTTTTGACCTTCACTGCCCAAAAATTGGCTGGTCAAACTGGCCGCCATGGTTTTTTCAGCCTGCTGTTCGGCTTCCGTCATGCGTTGATATGTTTGTGGCAAGAATGCCATCAGTCCGCAATCACGAGCTGTGCAAGATTCCTGTTCTAGAGCTGTATACAGACTAAACATAAAATCTGAAACTCGACGGTCAGAAATTTTACGCAAAACAATATCGTTCTTGAGTGCCGCAATTGCCGCATCGGCCTGCAAGCGGTCTTCGTCTGTGACAGACAATTTAACACCTTCGGCGTCAGGAACAAAAGAATTATACATCAAAGTCTTGTTGGCAGTGACTTCAATGAACGAATCAGATGCTTTGTCAAACACACGACTGTCACGATGTAAAGTTCCGTTAACACGTTGAGCCGCAAATGCCAGCACAGCCAACTCACGAGTTGCAATAGTAACAGATTGACGTTTGGTCATGATTACACCATGTGAAAAGGATTACGACGACGCAGGTGTGCATTAGCGGATTCTCGGCTGTCAAAGCGACCCGAGATTGGCGTCTGATGTGCGCCACGCACAATGTACCAACCACCCAACAATGCATTATACACGACTTTCATTATACTGTCTCCGCTGTTTTAGGAAAACGATCATATGCTTCGCTGGCTCCATCGCAGGAAAATTTGCTAGAGCCAAATTGGTTGATTACATGCACAAGGATGTCATCATACGCCGCCCACTCAATGCACTCTTTGCGAGCTGTTTGAAAGTTGTTGGTAGTCAACAATACTTGTCGACCCAAGAAGTCAACGTCTGCATCTTCCTTAGAAGACACCTCAGTGACCACTCGATATTTGTAAGGCATGTTACCGTATCTCATTATACGGCCTCCAACATGTTGGCTGGAACCTTGAACAACATTTGACCAGTGTCAACTGTCACAAACTTGATGGCAATTTTACGAACGGTGCCAGTGTAGGTACGACCGTTTCGGTTGCTGGTAAATTTGACATTGGCACCAATTGAAAATTCACGTTTCTTTTGTTGCGTGAGTTGAGCACGAGCATATCGAATCGCATCGCTAATGCTGGTCAGTTGTTCGTTTGTAAAATTGCTAAACATGATTGAAGTGTTAACTTCTTGAATGGTTGCATATGACATGGTGAACTCCTTTTTATTTACAATACCTAAAGTATAACAAAATTCGAATTAATGGTCAAGTTCGAAATTGTTGTAAAAATACAACTTTTTGTTTAGTTAGTACTTGCTAACCTGGTAAAGTCCAGTTCTGCTAACACAATTTCTAACGCTCTGACTTCCTGCGTCAGCAGTTCGCGATCAAACCGAGCGTGTTGCATTTTTGCAACAATTTCAGCAGTATCTTCAATGTCATAATAATTGCCATACCGTTTGACTAACGCCAATGCATCCAAGTAGTTCATTACACGACTCCGTATTTTTAACATGTTTGTATTTTATATTAATTTCGAATTTAGGTCAACCAAAACTAATAAATACTTTTTTAATCAATTAGCAAATATGACCATTATCTACACCGACAGCCAAATCCTTGACCTAGAATGGGTGCCTTACATATCCTTACCCAATGATTACGTTAAGACGTCATCACTGGACGAATATCTCGAATCCACTGACACAAATAAAATTGCATTCACAACTCATCGACTTCATTGCGATTCTGACAGCTATATGACTTTTGAAAAAAAGATTTCTCAGCTGACACAAAACAGCAGATTAGTTTTTAGTTTTGAATCAGAACTTCATAATCATCATTGGCAACTGTTTAGAAAAGTCTATAGTCCAAATTTATTTTGGTGTTTACCTGGTCAAGTGAATGATAACGATCCAATGGCGCATCATGTATTACCGTGGCAAGATTGGTTTAAGACCACTAGCAAAATATATCAAAATTTACCTCAGGTGGTTGATCGATTCCGTCCATATGAAGTAAAACCAAAAATGTTTGATGCACTGTTGGGTGTTGTCAAACCACATAGATCTTTTGCCTACACTAAAATTAAAAACAGTGAACTAAACGATCTAACCATAATGACATATGGCGGAACATGGAAAGATGATGATTTTTATGCCAAAGATTATTTTATATGGGAAAGTGAGGGCGTTGAGCCTTTGCAAAAGATCATTGGCACAGCAGATCATGTTGACTACCTGGGACAATATGCACACCTGAGTCAGGTTATACCAATTGACGTATATAATCAAACAGCATACACCGTGGTAGCCGAAACTGACCACGATAATACATTAAGTTGTTTTACTGAAAAGATTGTTAAACCAATGATTGCACGCCGACTGTTTGTGGTATTTTCAGGTTATAGATATTTGGCCAATCTACGTGCGTCAGGTATACAAACGTTTGGGTCAATCATTGATGAAAGTTATGATTTGGTTAAAAATGACGAAGAAAGATACAGCATGGTCATTGAGCAAATGAAATGGTTAGCAAAACAACCACAAGAAGAAATCTTTGAGCGCATAAAACCAATTGTTGAACACAACTACAATTTAGTCATGAATAAAGATTGGATACGTTTTGCAATCGACCATATTGATAATGTCATTGCCAATTTTGACAATATTAAATTAAGTCCGACTTTCAGACACCCGTTTGTAAACTAATTCTGCCCAGATACGATTTGCTTCGCTTGCTGGATGAAATTGATCTTTTTCTAAGCTGTTGATTTCTTTGGCCAACTCAAATATTCCGTCTCTGTTTTCGTTACGAAATATCCAATGATCAAAATCAAGATCGTTGATTAAAAAATCAAGATCAGGATACTTGTAAACACCAAAGTCTCCGTTGCGGCCAACTTGATCTTGCCTGTTCCAGTAGTTCACATAACTCATAAAATGATATGGTATATTTTTACTGCGTAAAAATCCTTGTAATTTAACCATTTCCATCAAATTGATATGCGCTAAACTTCTTTCGCTACTGACTTTGTACATTTCTTTAAACATTGTTTTTGCCACATTGTTGGCAAACCATGTTCCATATTGCCCGCCACTGAAAATATAGCCAAGATTGTTGTCCGGAAGTCTTCGATAAAAACCATAACTGTCAAACAATTTATCCCAGGCCGGATCTTCCAAGCTGGTCAAATAATCTAGTCTGCTGACGCCAGACCACATTACCAGCACATGATCATAATAGCCAGCGGGTTTAGAGCATACTTCTCTAATAATACTATCGCAAATGTATTGGTTACCAGCGGCTGCTTCGGCCACTGTGGTAATTTCTAAATTGCTGTCCAAGTCACCAAGGTACTTGGGCCAACAAATATTTCGCCCGCCGGGTGCGTCAGGCCATTGTGTAAAGCTACACCCACTGATAAGAACTTTCATTGATCACTTCTTTTTTGATTTACCAGATTTCATATTGGCACACCAATGTGCCATACGTTGTTTTTCGCCACTGCTGTTTTTGGCTACATTTCTAAGAGTACCGACACTGGCTTTGCAATTTACTCCAGTGCGTTTGGCCAGGCCTTTGCGCCCAGGTTTTTTACCATCAGCAAAGTTTTCTAGAATAATTTCAATTACTCTCATTGAAATAAACTAGATTTCAACATCCAACCATGTTTGCGATGTGCGTCCATTCTTCCAGCAACAAAGTCGCTGAATCCGTGCTCGCCGGCTGCTTCGCTTAGGTCAAATACCATTTTAAAAATTTTAACTATCTTTTCGTTATCGGCTAGTAATTCGGTAACCATTTGTTTGCTAGTCAGGATTGCTGTTTCATCATCTATCTGTGTCAGCATACTAAAACGTGTATAGCTAGCAGGAACGTAAGTACCAAGGCCGCGAATTTTTTCAGCAAAGTCATCGATACTGCCATACACTTCTTCGTAAATGCCGCCGAACAAATCGTGGAATTGTTTAAAAAGAATTCCTTCAACGTTCCAGTGAAAGTTGTGTGATTTTAAATAAAAACTAAATTCTGTAGCAAATGCCACTTTAGCTGCCTTCTGTAGTTCGTCCATGTTAAATCCTGTGTAATATTTTATTTATAGCTAGTAATCTTATCGTTGGCGTTGTATTACTGTAACCCAATTTTGCCAGGCGCCATTGGACCAGATTCAATTCTTTCGCCACCATCAAAATAGCTGATTTCAACAGGCAGAGAATCCCAGCCCAATCTATACGCAGCCATGATACGATGATTGCCTTCGTTGACCCAGGCGCTGCCATCATAGGCCACATTGATAAAAGGCTTGTATTCTTCGCCAGTGTGACCATGCAATGGTAGCTTGCCGGTGTCCTTCATTATTTTCATAATGGCTTCTAGGTCTGCTTGACGTACATTTCGTTGTTCATTACGCATGCCAGGTAACCTGGCCAACCTGGTCACAGAAACTTCCACTTGCCTAACAGTGGCAGTGGTCTTGCCCATGTAAGGTAATCCACGACGATCGGGGCTGTGTTCCTTGGCATACTCGATGGCGCTATTCAGCCACTCTTCATTGGGCACGTCTACTCTTAGTTGACCTTCTTCTAGATCTTGTTCTTTGATTTTTGGGTTTAAATTCTTTATGTGCTCGGCATCACCTTGTTTTTCCCACTTGGCCCACATGTCTTGGCCGTCATCTGTCTGACTGGTAGACGGTGATATGTTGGCACCCAGCATACGCATGACAGCATACATGTTTGCGGCAATGCCCTGTCCTTGCCAGGCAGGCTCAACATAAGTGTTTAGGCTTTCTAATCCTGGACGAGTTTTGTGTTTCCAAAATCCTGCTTGAGCAATTACTTCGTTGTTTTTGTCAGTTACTGTGACCACAGGACCACGGCCCTGGTCATTTGTTACTTCGTATGTGACACCATCAATTTCTTGACGAAACTCAAAGCCAGGTTGCATTATGGCCTGGTTGAATTTTTCTTTGTACTCACGTAAAAATTCTTTTGCTCTCATGACAACCTCTTAGTGAAACATCAAGTAACTGTCAATGACGTCAAGTCTGTTTGCCGCACGATCGCCGGCACCTGGCTGTACAATAACATTCCACTTGGGCTGTGGCCCTTCGGGAGTTCCCAACATTTGATCATAGGTAATAATAGAATCTTTTGATACTTTATAAGCGGCAGCTAATCGGTCTTTGAATTGATCAAGTGCTTGCTCATCTTTAAACTGTGTACGACCTTTGGCGTCTTTGATCAAGCTGTTGCCGTTACGAGCAATTAAATCAAAGAACATGTCTTTGGGCACTGTTACACCTTGTTTGACTACGTTGCCTTGACTCTTGTGGACAGTGACCTTTTTATTTTCACCGCTTTTGGCACCACTGCTAAAGTTAATAATAAAGTTCTTGGGATGTGAGCCAGTGGCCACATCGCCCATTTTGGTATAAGCATAAAATTTAACATCTGGATTGGAGTTGGCCACACCATAGGCCAAGTCTAGATATTCTTTAGAGAAGAAATCTCCAGCATCGTGCCAGCGCACTACCAATTGAACTCCAGCTTTGTCTGTCTTTCCTTTGATTGACTTGATTTCTTGATTTACCTTGGCAGTGTAACCTTCGGGGTCATTGACCAAAAAGTTAAGTGCTTGTGCCGCACTCATTGAGCTGGCAGGGAACATTACGTATCCACCTTTACGTGCATAACAAAATAGTTGGCATTCGCCGGCACCGGGGCAAGTTGTTATCTCAACAAAGTCACCGTTATCTTCATCGACCACAATACCACTCAATGCTGGCAATGTTAGGTCGTATATAATTTCGCCTTCGGTCTTGCTCTTGGCCATTTTGGCATTGGTACCAAGAATGGCCTTGGGTCTTGTGGTAATCTGTTGTGCCAGATCGTCAAGATCCCATTCAGTGCCACCATCATCTTTGGTAATAGCTTTGATGTTACTGCCGTGTATGATAGGAGAGAACTTGTCTTTTTTAGTTTTTGTTCCAGTTTTAATTCTATCTGCATATCCTTGCAGTTCATCTCTGGGCATGCGTCTCTGCGGAGCGTCAAGTTTCAATTCATCCAATTGGGACTCGTCGATGTTGACAGTGGTAACTGCAAAACCGCCTAGTGTTCTTCCTGTTTTTGCTTCTGTAAATTCTGTTGCTCGCATTTTATATTCCTAATTTATTCTGCGTTTTTGCCGCACTTGGCACGTTTTGCATTTGTAAGGGCACCGTAGTCAACTGGCCATTCTGCACCTGGTGCAATCTCAATGGCGCCTGCTGGAAAAGCATACTTGACTCCGGCTTCTTGTTGTATCTGTGCAACTGGCATACGGAACTTGGTTAGATCATTGCCCAGGTTAACATATGGTTTGGTGTGTGGGAATCTCCAGCCTGCAATTTGTTTTGTATTGTTGTTGATTACAATCTTGTAGTAACCATGCGGAACAATAACCTTGTTTGCGCCAATGAACTCGTTACCAGCGCCATACATAGCGCCAACGTATATGGTATAGCTTTGGTTGGTCTGTACTGCCCAGCCACGAACTGAAGTTTCCAGTAACTTCCAAATTCCACGATTTAGACTGCCATGCTGTGGGTACATGTTTGTCATTAAAAAACTTTCGTAACTGGTTGCTTGAGACCAAGTTTGATCACCGTCTGGGGCGGCATGACCTTTGTCAAATCCGGTACCAACATAGTCTGCTGGAGTGGCTCCGCCTTTTACACTGGCATCGGCCACAAATGCATTTGTTCTTGGCCAGCACCCTAGTGCGTTCTGCGGTAGCAATGTGTAGGCCACGTATGCTGGAATCTTCACAGGAGCATCATATGCAACCAGGTATGCTTCTCTGCAGATGGGCTGTGCCGGGCGCTGTGTTTGTGCAAAGCCATACGGGCTGTGGACTTGGCATGCTTGTGGTGGCAGTGGAGGACGCTGATCCCAGGCAAAAGACTGGATGCTAGCGAAAGCAAATAATAATGTTAGTAGTTTTTTCATATAGTTATTTATTGCCACGCAACCATTTTAAATCGTTCTTTGGGTATGCCAAAATATTCACACTTCCACGTACTCTGAGCAAAGAAATCCAAATAGTACCAAGAATCTTTGTGCTTTAGGATTTGTTCGGCTGCATCATCCCAATCTATAGTGGCAAACTTTGCCTGCACTTGCAGTTTACGAACCTGCACTTCTTCGTAATCAAATCCATCATACTCCCAATGTAGTACTTCAAATGCATTGCCAGCTCTGTCTACATAATCCATAGAGAAGTCCAGGCCCCATTTGGGACGTAGTGCAATGACTTTGTTGATCAATGGCAATGTTCGAGCCCAAAACTCTAGTTCTTGCAATGCTTCTCCGGTGTAGCCTTTGCGTTCAAACAGCAGGCTGTGATTTAAATGAGCACCTTCTATAGCTGGCAACTGAGTAAACCAATCCTGTTTAAGGGCACGAAGATGTTCTCTGTGTTTTTTGGGTTTTGTTTTATTGCCGTAGGCAAAGTGCTGTTCCAGTGGTGTTAGATCGTAACCATTTTGATCAAATAGGTCCAGATCTTCTATGGTGGGTTGATAGAGCAGTTTCTCTATGGGTCGATCCCAATAACCATTTGCGTCAAACTGGTTGCTGGTCAAAGTAATCATTTTATTTTACAATAGGTCCGCCGGTGATCCACAGTTCACAGCTACGTGTGCCTGCACATTTAAAGTGTAATAAGTTACAATAGCCCAAGTCTGCGGCTTCACGAGTCTTTTCTGCTTGATAGGCTTCTGCGCCCATGCCGCCTTCTATACACTTGTACATTGCGTCAGAGATGTTAAAGGCCGCACAGTTGGCACACTGCATGGTACGAGCAGTCTTTTCATCCGTGTTCCATTGCTTGGCAGCATCTTTCCAGTACGAGCCGGGCTTGTCAGGATTGGCAGGACCGTAGTGATGACGGTCTATAGCAGTTTGACGATTCTTGACATTCTCTTCTAAGTCGTGTGTGGCAATAGGACAGCCCTTGTTGGCTGCTTCTACAATGTTGATATATTTTCTATACATTAATCTTCACTCCAAGTTAGAGCACAGGTCGCAGGGCTTACTGAGTTGGTACTTGTTATGGCAACGCTAACTTGACTGCCAGGCGGAATAGTCATACGGTAAGCACTCAGGTCTACGTTGATAGTTCCGTTGATGCCTATCAATCCTGTGTAGATAGGAGTATCTACAGCTAGGTTAAATGTGCCTGTCACTTCGCTATGCACTTCATTACAGCTAGGAATAAGATTGTACAAGTGAGGCACGGACAAACTCGTAGGTTCAAAGAACAAAAATATCCTAGAAGGATCTGTTGATTGTACAGATACGCTTAGACTTTTGATAATGGCTTCTTTGGTATTGATTACATAGTTGCCATTGTTGGCTCCAGCAAGTCCGTTAGTGACCACAGAGTTTTTAATTGTTAACAAATGGTGAACTTGATTTTGTGCCAGGCCAGTCTTTGATGTAGAATAACTGCGAGTCAGTTCGTTCTGAAATATAGTTCCTTCTATAGCGGCATACATACTGGCACCAACGACTGTGACGTTGGTGTTGTTAGCAAGGTTGTAGGCAGCATAGGTTACTTTGAAACTGGGGTTCAGTGTATGCGGTAAGGTATGTTGGTTTACATAGTGTTCACGGTGAACATAGACCATTGCTCCACTGGCTTGATCTTCTATAGCATAACTAATAACACCAGCACCTAACCAACGTAGGGCAATTTGATAGACGTTTAGTTTAGTATGATCTAGTGTCATGCCACTGGGGTTTAGTTCATTGCCACTGCCATCTAGACGATCCACATTCCAGTCTTCTTGATAGGTCCAATGGTCTGTTTGTGCCACACCCATTTGTTTAACCACAAAGGTAGCAGTGGCATTGCCTGTGCTGGTAAAACTAAATTCTCCATTCATAGGACCTAGCGTGGGTGCTAGCCATAACATAGCGCCATCTGTCTGTTGGAACAGCCATCCACCAAATCCGCCTACACGATTGGTAATAGTCTGTACTGCTACATCGCTAGTGGTATTAGCCAGTGTAACAGTATAGGCAACACCGTTTAGAGTAATGGTAGCAGTCTGTGCGGCATTAGGTGCTGTGGTCATGGTCATTAACAAGATAGTGGCCTTACCGCCCGTGCTACGAACGACACCAAAACGGTCACCGTTAAATCCAAATGCTACACGATTTTCTTGATTGGCTAATCCTGCGAACTGTAGGCTGTTGGCCACACCCGGTGTAAAGGCCGCGGTGAAGCGTGTAACGATACCCTGTCCTGGACGATAGCGTAAGAATCTACGACTGCGTAGAACACCGTAACCGCCTTGAGTGGTTCCAGTTTCTACACGAAATAATTGTGTATTGCTACCAGCACTTGATCCTGTGCCGTTGTTATAGGTCTGTATAACATCTGTGGTAGTTCCGTAGATAGCATCAAGTTGAATAACTGCGGTGGGGCTGATTGCTAACGGTTCACCAAATGCCGACACCTGTCCTGCAATACTAGGGCCCGACAATTTTGCCGCAACTCGTATCTGCGGTTTGCCGGCAAGGTCATATTCCATGGCCTTATGTAGGTTAAGAAGATTTGGTTCATCTCGATGCTCGTAGTCTGTTGAGTTAGGATTTTGTACGCCCATTATTTAATTCCAGGGGCGACCTTCAACTAGGCCGCCTACGTTAGGATTGTTAACGATATCGTTGTCGTTATATTGTGTAGGTAATTCTGTAATATCGTATGTGGCTCTGGCTTCGCCACTGGCTGCTCTGTCTAATGCGGCCAAATCTAATTTGGCTTTTTGTCGTAATTCTTTGGTAGCAAGTCTACCAATCTTGTTGTGTGTTCTTAAACGTGAGCCTTCTACTATACCATACGACCCAATGGTCTGTGCTGTGTCCAATACTGATTCATTGAACACCAAATCAAACCAATCTGCGTCATAAGAAAAGTTAGTTTCCATGGCAGTTTTTAACTCGCCAATGGTTCCTGCGGTATCTACGGTTTGTAGATCATAGACTGCTGTGTTTAACAGGCTTTGAATTGTAATGTTTATTGTTGCCAAGATTATTCCCCTGGCTTGTGTTGATGATTTGGATACATGCTGATGCTGTCAGCACGGATGTCTGCAGGGTTTTTACTTTTATGTACATCGTCTCCGGATGCAAGTACTGCATCAATGTCTGCATAAGCTTCTTGTGGTGTATTGCTGTATTCGGTTTGATCAGAAAGACCGCCTAGTAGGCCAGCAATTTGACGCATTCTAACTAGTTCTCCCTCGTCATTGGGTTCTACAGAAACTACTGCTACAGGTTCTGCTTCCGAGTTTGTTTCTGCTTGATCTATTAGATCTATAATGCCGCGTATTATTTCAGTGACTTTCATGTTAGTTCCAGGTATCTACATATTTATATGTAAATATTTATTAGAAAACTAACGGTAATCCTTGGCGCATGTCACAATGCGTTCCCAGGCTAAAACGTATCTGGTCGCTGTTATTAACTAAACTATGGGTAAAACCGTAGTTATTCATCACTGTGGGGCCATCTGTGGGCAACAAACCACCACGTCCCATTTTAAGATACAACCCAGGTGCAACATTGATTGGCACATGCAGATTGGCCATTCCTTGTGCATATTCTGGTGTTCGGCAAGGATATTCTATGTCAATGTGCGGAGCACCAAACCCTCTTGGGGGCAAGTACCCAATGTTTGCATAATAAATTTCCCCCACCGGCAACTGCTCATAAAAACTACGCAGATTGGGCAAGTGATCCATCAAGCTGTTGACTGTGCGAGTTCTCCAGTCAGATGGATTATTTTTATCCATCCAGTCTATGGTTGAAATTACAGCCCAACGATCCCAAGTGGCCACTGGATTGTAACTGTTGCCAGTCATGAACTTTTTATGTTGTAATATTAGTTCTTTATTTTCAAACAGTTCTTGTTTTAGTGCATTGTAGTCATAATTCAATTTGACTTTCACATAAGGAACTTCGGGTCTGTGCCAAGGTGTTGATTTTAACTTTTTGTCATATACCACAAAATCAAAATTTTGTTTAAAAAAGTCTTGTACTTCTTTGGGATATTGATCACCCACATCAACAGACTCTGGGTACACAATTTCGAATTTGTCATACAAATTCGACCCGTACAATCCATTGGCAATTTTTTCACTGCATATACTGTACCAAAGACTTAGTGGATTGGCAAATGGCAGTGTCCAGGTTTGATCTGTTTGGTTAACTTCGCAACAGGGTTGGTATTTGCTTCCATTGACTTCCATCCAACTCATATAAAGATAGTGCCTAATGGGCACATCATCAACAAAAAAATTAGTAACCTCAATTGGTGTTGGTTTGGTCACTTTCATTTTTAAAAAGTGTAGACCAGCCAACAAATCAATGTTGGCTGTTACTGCACCATTTTCAATTTGAAATGAAAATTTTTGGTTATCTAAAAATAACTCAACACAGTCTAAATTAGATTCTTTGGAAAATTCTAATTTCAGTTTGGTCATCGTTTTTCTATTACTTCATCTGCAAGACCGTAGGCCACTGCTTCTTGTGCGCTCATGAAAAAATCTCGTTCCATGTCAGCGGCAATTTCGTCATAGACTTTGTTTTGGCTATTGTGCTCTACATAAATTTGAGTAAGATTTTTTTTCATTTTTAGAATTTCTCTTACCTGAATTTCCATGTCTGTGGCCTGACCACCAGCACCACCCGAGGGCTGGTGGATCATGTGTCGAGCATTGGGCAGAATCAGACGTTTTCCCCTAGCTCCTGCTTGAGCAAGCAAACTTCCCATAGAGCAGGCTTGGCCCATAACAATGGTAGAAACATCAGGTTTAATGAACTGCATAGTGTCATATATTGCCATTCCAGCAGTAACGACGCCGCCTGGGCTGTTGATGTAGAATAGGATGTCTGCATTTGAATCTTCACTTTCAAGAAAAAGTAGTTGACTAACAATTAAACTGGCGCTGTGCTCGTTTACATCGGTATCTAAAAGAACAATGCGCTCTTTAAGTAAACGACTGTAGATATCATAAGCTCTTTCGCCGTGGCTGGTTTTTTCCAGTACCGTAGGTACAAAATGTGGCATTTACACTCCTATTTGAATTATAGTAGATTATAAACAATTATAGAGACAGTTGTCAAGCCTTGAAAAGATTTTGACTTTTGTACCATCTTCTTTGACCATGCCATCTTTTTAAAGGCATTCCGTTTTCTTCAAAACGAGGTCTCCAGGCATAAAAACTTGGGCCGTGTGCATCCGACTCAATGGAAATATCTCTACCAAACGTTTCTCGATGTTCCCAACGATAAACATCCCATTGGTACTGGTGTACCATTTCGTGTGCCAGAGTAACACAGAACCATTGTGGACTAATCCATTTGTCCATTAACTGTATCGAACACCAAGTTCCCTGTTTACCCCAACTGCTTCTTTTCTGACGTTCAGTTAGCCAGGTGCATAATCCCCAGGCTTTGCGTATGGTGCCAACGTATATTTCAGGCTGGGTCAATTGATTGTCAAACACAGAACGATTTATAGCCCTATATAATGAATCTACTTCGTATAGGCTAGGCCGAAATAACAATTTCTTTTGATGACTAATAATTGGCAATCCAGCGTTCATATACTGGGAAATCAAATTTGGTCGAGCCATAAAAATGCTCCTGTTGCAGTATTTAACTGCAAAGCAGGAGCGTTTATAGTTTGCTTTAATTTAATTAACTGAGCCGTTTATTCAATTGGCTTGTTACGATCCAATTCCTTGAATGCTTCCGGAGCACGTTGTTGCGCTCGAGTGCGATCACGTTCTCGGCTTTTCTCTTTACGAAGTCCGTTAGCATCACCAATTGGCAAGGCTACCAATGCATAAGTTCTAAATCGTGTACCTTCGGCCACACGTTTGATTTCCACTGTTTCTGCACCTGTGATATCTACATTAGGGCAGGCGGCCTTAATGGCCATTTCACTGAGTTCATTAGAACTGTCATTACCGTCTTGGCGGAAAATCTTGGTCTGCGAGTTAACTGTTCCACCAGCGGCCATACAAATTTTACTGTAAGCCACTGCCTTGGCTTTGGCATCGGCAAAACTCATGTCATTGCTAACAGCACTACCATTGGCATAAACTGCGCTGGTGCTCTTGGGCAATTCACTCATCCATTTTGGAGCCTTGTCAATTGCACGGTCGACCAATTTTTCCTGTCGTTCACGTTCCTCATAGGCTCTACGTTCGTATTGTTCTTTGGGAGCAGAACTACATGCGGCCAAAACAGCCACAATTGGCACTAAAGTTAATGATTTTGAAAATTTCATTTTATCCTCTAATTTAATTTATTTGAATGTACGTTGGTTTTTATTACTTGGGCATCATCAGTGCATTGAAGTTGCTAGGCACAACAATGGTCTGCACTTGACCATTCTTAATACCTTCGGAGATATTCAACATGGCCTGGGCTTGCATGAACTGAATACTTGCCCCACTGTTGTTAGCCAATGCCGCCATACGACGACTTTCTGCTTCAGCAGTCTTAACTTCGACTTCTTTCTGCTTGAGTTCGTTCTTACTGCGAACCAATGCGTTGGCACTTTCAACCACACTGTCTGCTGGCACTACATTACGAATCAACACTTGGCTAATCATAATAGTACCGTCCAACTTTTCTTCAGCAAGATTGCGAACGATTTCGTCTTGGATGAACTTTTCCATTTCACCGCGATTGTCTGCCATGTCCAATGCTTCATACTTACGTGCCGCTTTGTAGATAGCATTACGAGCGGTTTGAACAATGTAGTTATACATCACATAGGTATCGCCTTTGAACTCTGCGTGGAAGGCCTTGTTCTTAGTACTGTACAATTCTGATACTTGTTGTGGGTTGATGTTGTAAACAACCACAGCATCCAAGTCTTTCATGGTCGAATTGTCTTTAGCAACAGGAGTCATGTTCTCCAATGTAACGTTGACATCCTTGATAGGGAATGTCAGTACGTCACCAATCATGGTTTGATTGAATGAACCGGGTAGCAATTCACCGGCTTGTACTTGTTTGTCAAAGCCCACACGCACACCAACCTCGCCGGTTTCAATACGAGTACAGCCAGTAGCAAGAACTGCGGCGGCAAGAATAGAGAGAGTAAAAATACGTTTCATTGTGTGTCCTTAAAAAATTAAAACAAAACCAGCCAGTGCCGCTAGTGTCAGCACAGCACAGATTATACTATAGGTCAATGTTTTGGTCAATGACCAACGCTCTTTATCGGTCATTTCTCGGACTGCTTTAATTCCAAGAAAGAACAATCCAAAAACAACTATAAATGCTAGAAGAATTTTAATCATCGGCTTTTGACCCACTCGCCTGCACGTTTCATATCATCACCGGCTCCGCCAAGTGTTCCTCCAATAGTACCACAGGCAGAAAGAGTAGCACAGGTGATCAAGATAAACAACATTTTTTTCATCGATATACCTCTAAGGTAGTTGAACATAAACACAGTATATAATAAATGACTAGAATTTGTCAATCACTTGCCATTCATTTTTTCGAACCAAACACATAACACCTTGATATTGCACAAGGTCTCTACCTTTGGCATCTGTTTCCAAAAACCATTTACAAAATGTATTACGGTAATTGAATAGATAAGGGTGCATTGGATGCGGAGCAACTTCGCTTTCTTTGACCACATCACCAATCTTTACCAAGCGACTGCGCTGTGGTGTTTGGTCTGTACAAACCATTTGTTCTTCATTTTGAATTTGCTTTGGCCCAACACGAGTTAAAAACTCAGCCCGTCCAACATCCAATGCACGAGCGCACAATTGGTTTGGATCAATGTTCTTTGGGCCAGTGGCTTCTGCCTCGGCATTGAACCACTGACCATTTACCTGCACTCTGAATTTTACAATACATTGTTTTTGCTCGCCACGTGGTATAATGACCGAATTGATGTCAGTGATACGTTCAATTTGACGCACTGCACCTGCCACACTGACACTGCGAATAAAGCACTCGGCTTGAACACCTGTGGCAATAAAAAGAGCAAGTACAGCTAACTGTTTCATTGGCAATATCTCATGTCATGAATAGACTGTTTTACCACCGCTTCTCTGCGACCCGATGCAGTGTGTTGACGCTCAATGTAACTGCCATCAACAATAGAAAGAACAGCACCAGGAAAAGTATTTGCATACAAATTATTGGCAATACGTTGATGCGGTGTAAGAAGCTGACCACGCAAGAATTCACCCTGAACAACTCTGTTGCCACAGTCAACACGGTACCTATTTAAATCTTGATAGGCCATTTGATCTTGTGTAGTAAAGGCACAGGCCTGCACCGAAAGTGCAAGTGTGCAAATTAGAAAGATTTTAGTTTGCACAACGACTCCTTAATGTCCAAATTATTTGTTTGGCTTGTGCCACATAGGCACGTTCATAATCGGGCAAGCCTCCTGGCTGTCCAGTAAACGCTCCTTCTCTCAACTTCGACTGTCTTTCCAGGAAACGAATTTGTGCTTCCCGATTGGCACAGTCTGGTTGCATGCGAAGCAGATTGTCGTACTCGTATCTATGCTGAGTAGCACAGCCTGATAACAAAACGACTAATACTGTGACAGTCAGTTTCACTTGCTTCTATACGACGTCAACACTGATTTCAATTCGGTACGAATTGTTTTGTCGTCGGCCTGTACATGTTGTTGAACATACTCTACTACTCGACGAGTAGAGGGCAATTGCATTTCAAACACAGCTCGATGAGCCAGTTCACGAATATTCGCTTCCATTATTCCTCCTTGCGGTTGCGATGTTTAGAATTACGTTTGTATTCTTTAATGGTTTTTTCCACACGGCCACGAAACGGCAAGTCGTTATCAAACAGAGCTTGATGTGCTCGACGCTTGGGAGCCTTGATTAAAAAAGAACAAATTTGCTTTTTCATGATACTAAGTTTACAATAAGAATTGATATTTAGTCAATCGCCACTGTCAATTTGGTAACTATCGCCACAGTTGGAGCAAGTGTACTCTGTTAGGCAACGACCCACATTCTTGCTAGTGTAAGAATGTTTGCAGGGCTCACCTGACTGATTCAAACGAACTTTTCCAGTTGGGCGACCATACATGTACTGTCCACCACAGTTAGAGCACCCAAGAGTGTCTGTGACTTCATCATATCCAGAATAGACATGTTTGTATTTTTGTTGCTCTGGACTTACTGGCACACGGCCAGTACCATTGCATACCGGACAAATTCCTCGATCCATATTACTTCACCAATGCGTAAGGTTTATTCCATTTGCCAATATTAACATCGACATAATATGCCGTGTTAAAATAATCTGTCATTGCATCTGACTCATCGTACCAGTCGGCTGACTTCAGGGCTTCAAAAGCTTCGGTCAAGAATGCCTTAGCCTTGCCATCATAATGATTTTGGAAGTGATAAGGATTTACCTGATCGTAACCACTAGTAGTGGGTGTGAAACCACGAGCCACTTGATAGTGGTCATTGCCACAAACACGATTGCTGTTACCAATGAAATCAATCTCGCCCGAGTTAAGGGTCAGCACAATAGTCATATGATTACGCACACTCAATGAGCCTTTGACCTTGTACTTGGCCAAGATAGGTTTGAGTGCTTGAGTAATCTTTGCTTTGCGTTCTTGATTCATGTAAGCCATTTCTTGCTCCTGTTTGTTTACTGTTCTTGTATTATAAATTAATTCGAATTATTCGTCAACCAAATTTAAAATTTGACTCGAAAATTAATGCCTTGTGCCGTGACTGTTTTTTCGTAGCCACGTTCTTCTACAATCAAATCAATTTCGCGAGCCATTTTACGATCGCGAATTTGTCCTTTTTCAATTTTTATAACCACAAACTTTTTGCGATATGTGGGTTCTTTGCGAACATTAGTATAGGCAAGTTCAACAATGTCGCGAAAACTTTCAGCACGAGCTCGTTCTGCCGGTGTGTAACGCATACGGCATTCGTCGCTATAACGTTCAGCATCACGGGCGGCGGCCCATGCATACATACCAGCGGCTTGTGTGTTGAGTTCTTTTTCTTGCAACATTTTGGCTCCTTTTTGTTACTGTTCTTCTAGTATACATTAATTCGGATTTTCGGTCAACCAAATGCTTTTACCAGCCCAGTAAGCCCAATTGCTACACTTACAAGATTCACAAACATCTGTGGTTTATTTGCAACACGGATGGTCCATGCTAGAAACAATATGGTTCCTATAAAAAATGTAAGGATATTGTAAGGATAGGCTTCGGGCCCAACAGCGTTTAGGCTGTGGCCTGCTACTATAAAAATAGCCCCTGCCCACTGTAGTATTTCGTTAGTGTCTAATTTCATATGTATATTATAGCAAATCGGGTATTTTTGAGCAAATAAAAAGCCCTACTTAAAGTAGGGCTTTTTGGTGTTGTTTTTATACAACAAAAGTATTACTTGGCTTTTTTAGCAAAGGCGCTGGTAAATGTTTCGTTGATCTTGGTCAGATCAAATTTTGAGGCTTCTTGCATGGCCTTAACAGACTCGCTGGTAATGTTAGAAAACATATCAGACGTGGCCTTTAGAGCTTTTTTGGTGTACTCGGTTTGAGTATCAACGTATTCGTTCATTGCTTGAGCAATGCGATCATTTTGAACGAATGTTTTGACAAAAGTTTTTTGGCCGGTTTGTACGGCGTCGAGTGTGGAATCAAGTGTAAACATATTTTCTCCTTTAGACGAAAGTTCACGATATAACTAAGACCCGCCCTATGCGGCATCTTAAAATCTTATTGTACTATTATTTATGTTGCACTGCAACATATTTTATGTTCTTATTACCTAAAATTAAAATTTAATTTATCCATTTTTAATCTATAAATATTTTAACAATTATTAGGAGATTCAATAATGGAATTGTTACTTTTCGTTGGTATCGTAGTTGTTGGTTTTGTATGGTATTACAACAGCCAAAAATCTAAGCCAACATCTAAAACCACTGAGGCCCCATACAAGGTGGACACACCCGAGCCAACCCCTGCGCCTGTAGCCGAGCCAACCCCTGCTTGGCACACAGCACCGTCAGCAGACACTAAGCCTATCACAGTTACATCTGCATTAGATGTTAACCACGATGGCAAAGTAAATTTTGATGACGTAAAGGAAGTTGTAAAGAGGACCAGAGCCAAGAAACCTGCGGCAACAAAACCAGCTGTAAAAAAAGCTGTTCCTAAAACGCCAGTGGCAACTAAAGCAAAACCAACAGCGAGTAGACCAAAAAAGGTTTAATCCAAAGAAGGTTTAATTATTTGGCCAGTTTGTGTAAAGCAAACTTGGCCAAATTTTTATTGTACTCTTACACCAAATCAAGTTCCAAGGCTCGATTGTATACTTGAGCACTGCTAAGGTTCTTGCCCTTGCTTTCGCACATGATATCAAAGCGTTCCCAAAAACCAAGGGCCCAATCGGTTACAGGTTGATTCCAATACCAATCACTATGCGCCCGCATCTTTTGTTTCTTGTATCCAGCTTCTAACAGTTCAGCATGATCGGGTGCAACATCTGGCACATGATCGATCAATACATCTTCTCTGCTGACACTATAGTGACACACTGGCCTTACACCACGCCACGAATCAATCAAGCGCGATACTCTATCGTCGGTTGGCTGAATGTACTCTCCAGTACGTATCCAGTGATGGTGTAAGTCAAGCACAAGAGCACAGTCGTTGACGAGTTCGAGACTGGAGTCAAGTCCCCAGGACATTTCATCGTTTTCGATTGTAATACAGTTTCTTGCTTCGGGAGAAAGCCGTCGGAGGGCAGAGCGAATACCGGCTGGACCGCGTTTACCCGAGATGTGGACATTGATCTTGAAATCCTGAAAGGTTTTTCCGTAACCCATCCACCTGGCCATATCTGCATGATATTCAAACTCCTCTATACTTCTATTTACGATTTCATCGGCTTCAGAAGCAAGAACACAGAATTGTCCAGGATGAAAGCTGAGTCGTACACCCAACCTACGTGCTGTTTCACCAATTGGAGCAAAAATCTTTGCACAGTGATCTTGAATTTCTTGACGTTGCCACCAGGCCTGCCAGTCTTTTTCTGTGTAGCCTTGCAACATCTCTGATCCAATACGCACCATTCTACGTGCTGGCGGCAATTGAGCCACACGTTCAATCATACGTACAGCGGCACTAGTATTGTGATTCATGATATCCCACTGGCGCTGTTCGGCTTCGGCAGGATGTTCACGTAGCCAACGCATAGTAGTTGATCGGCCGTTTAGCTCTCTATTGGCGGCATTGACTTTCATGCCTTTAACTTCGCTGGCATCATCTAGCCATTTACAAGCGAAACCGATTTTTTTATTTTGCATTTATTTCCTTAAGAATACGCCAACAATCTTGCCAATTTTTTACATAATAACAATTACCACGATTATTTGTCAAGATTGTTTTGGCCAATGAAAAATCATTTCCGCTTGGATCCATGCGATCGCCAAAAAAGTTAACCGAATCATAGTTTCCTAGTCTGGCTAGGATTTGGTCTTTACCAGTTCCTTTTTTGTAAATATCAATTCCGGTTTCGCCTGCCACAGTGGCTTCGATATCTTTCCAAACTTCGTTGATCATCAACGCTAGTTTTTCTCGTTCTCGCTCTTGTTGATCCCATTGGTAGTACTCTTGTCTCTGTTCTGGGGTGGCATTTCTTCCAACAACGCTAAAATTGCAAAGGCCAACTCGATGTTCAATGTGACGTCCAGTCTTTGTTGGGTACTCAGATATCGACAAACGATGATTCAGCATGGTCTCAAGATCCTCGGGCGCCTTCCAAACACTACGGTAAACTTCTTTTCCGTGATCAAAGATATGATTGGCCGCACAATTGTATACTACGTGATTGGACCAAAAGTCCATGCCTACCTGTTCTTGTGTTTTTTCTGGGTCCGATCCTGTGATCAAATGAAATTCGTAGTTTAATTCAGTTTCTAACCAGCGTTTAAATTCACTGTCAATTGTGCCACGACTTGGTGTAAGGGTGCCATCAACGTCAAATAATATCAAATGTTTCATATTTTCCATTTCAATAAAAACAGCAGAGCATCGTCTGCGTTATTAAATTTATATATCATTCCATCATCGGACATATTTGTTTCGTACTTGCCACCAGGAAGACCAAAATTTTCTACGCACCAAGCGGCAGCATCTGCCCAATCTTTGAATTGAAAGGCAGGAGTTGACCACGGTATAACAATGTCTGTAGTCAAGTAATAACCTGTCGTTGTTTTTCGATTCTGTCAGAGTAAATTTTATTGCCACGCTCACGTATCAACTCGGCCATTGATTGTGGATTGCTGTCGAACATGTCAACAATATCATCTTTTGTAATGCCATCGTCTACTTGCACAGAATAAACTTCATAATGTCGCTGTGAGTTGTATCGTGCTCGCAATACTATTGCGTTAATTGTGTTTCGTAGACTGGACATTGATCCAACATGATCTTTGTTGTTGACTTCTTCTGTCAATATATCCCACACCGCTTTCTTTTCATAATCAGTCACATTAATGCAGGCTTCAAGACCATGCATGTCCCAACTCAGTACAAAACAGTTTGGCATAGTATTCCTTAATTTTGCTGTTCATTGGCCAGTTCGCAAACCATAAGAAATTTCTCATAGGCATCACGAACAGCAGGATGACCCATCAGTTTATTTGCTTCTGCTTGCATGGCGTTAATGCCCGCTTCGGCCAAATCTCTAGCACTGCCGTAAGTTAGTGGACACAGTTCATCACCAAATTCTCGAGCCAATTTTTCCCAGGCCTTTTTCTGTCCTGGCGTAATAGGAGTACGCATTGGTTTCATTTCTGCCTGCTTTCGAAGTTGTTCGCAAATGGCATCTTCAGCCACACGCCCTGCGGCAATCATCGCGGCATAGTTAGGTTCCACGTTAAACCTACGGGATGTGCCGCCGGGGTAGCACATGACCAAGTGATTACCTTTAGGGAAACTGTCCAAAAGATCATTATCATACTCAGCAACAGGATGATATCGCCGTCCAATTTTTTCATAATAAACCTTCTTCATTGCTTAACGCCATTTCAAATCGAAAATCATTAATTCGGAGTCACCGGCAAGATAAATTTTAGAATTTCCATCGTAGTCATGCCAGCACCAGTACATGTTTAAATTATACTGTTTTATGTCTTTTTCGTGTGACTTTATGGTTAAAAAATTTTCTCTTTCACAACTGAGTCCCCAAGTATCAACACACCAATTTCTAACAATAAGAAAATTTTCAAGTCTTGATATGCTTGGTTTGTCCCACTGGTCAGTCTGGATAGCTATCGCGTATTTAAAATACCGATATCCTTTGTATCTTGCGTCTAGTTTTTCGACCTTGTACTTCATGCTGTAATTTTACAGCACAAAGTAATTTTAGTCAATGATTCCGAAATTGGCCCAACGTGCGCCACCTAAACAGACCCATCCCAATGGTCCGCCCACAGTGGGATTGGAATTAAACACAATATGTCCTTTTGTGCTTTCGAATCCAGGTGCAGAATCTGCACTGGTAATTTGGACATTGCCCATATTAATTTGGTTAACTGTAACAGATCCGTCTGTTTCACAAATCAGTGTGTCTTTTTCGTTACTGCTGATTACCAAAGTTTGACCACGTTGTGTGGCCAATCGAGCTGTATTCTTTTTATATTTGCCCAATGTAACTTGAACTTCCTGATCCCAAATATCTAATACTGCACCAGGTTCAATAGTGTTAATACCAACACGCTCATTTTGAACAACTAATGTCTGCGCTAGTAATGTAGGACCAGTGGTTATTAGCTCTTTGAGTGCTCCTACTGTTTGCAATTGACTTTCTGTAATGGTTGATCCAAGTGTCTTGCCTGAAATTACTTCTTTGCCATTTAAAGTAATCTTATTAAGGTCCAATCCTTTTTCTTTAATTTCTGTAAAAATAGTATTTGAAAATGTATCATGCAAGTCTTGATCTAAATTTTGTCTAACACGGGCGCTGGCCTCGTTCAACAGCATTTGAAAGAATAATGTATCAGTTGGCACTGAACCTTTTACAATTAAATCGCCATCGATTATTGCATCGCCTTTGATTTCCAATCTTGGCGCAAATAATGTATTCTCAAATACTGTACCTTTGTCTAAGATAGTTACCTGACAGATTGTTGCCGCGTCTTGAATTCCTGTTGAACCAAAATTAGTAATTGTGCCGCCAAACACTCTGTCGCCACTGATGGTCAAAGTTCCACCGTCTACTGCTTTTCCGGGTATGCTGTTATCAGGAAAAGTAATTTCGTTAATATGAGATTTGACTGCTTCTCTAACATATTCTCTGGCTAATGTAGACACATCAAATTGAGATAGCTTGCGTCCCATTTCTGTGTTAACTTGTTGCTGTACTTTCTGAGCTATGTCTTTCTTAAGATTCTCAACAAAGTCATCGACGATAGCATTTATATGATTATTGATGTCCATATGAATCCATTCCTATAGTTATAATGTGTTCGTAATTTTTTTTAATTAAACTTTTGTACATGATGTTTTTTTGTACTAGAAAGTGATTGGCGCCAGCATCCATACTAAACTTGGCCAGCTGTTTAAAAAACATTTGTCTTCTTCTAAACTTTCCATGTACGCACAACTGATCATCGGTTATTTCATACACGCTGGTAGCCCAGGCATGTCTGTCAGTATGATCATATTCATGATGTTCTAGAAAAATTTTGTTAGATTTATTTTTAACTGCAATAGGTGCGCTAAATTCTTTATCTTTGAAGTCTTGATTTTTGTAATCTTTGAGTGTGGTGATTGCAAAATCAGTTGCCAGACTACAAACCAAATTAATTTGTTCCAATTGATCTTGCTCAGACTTTGCAAAAGTAAAGAACTCATCTGCGGCAATTACACATTCAAATTTCTTTTTATAATTTTTTAAATCGCTATAGTCAATGACTGTGATATCTTTGCCGGCAGTTTTTAAAAATTCTGCGGTGTCGGCACTGATACAACTAACAGTACATTTTTTATTCGGATGTGCCAGTATCCAAGGACTGAACCCCAAGAATAATACTGTGTCGGGTACCAAATTTTGGTACTCGTAAATCTCATTTAAAAGTTCGGCTTTTTTTGTTATTATTTCTTGTTGCTTTGCACTATGCTTGTATGCATTCAACAAAATATCTGTGTAGCCAATAAAATCTGTCATAGTAGGAAACTCACCTTATTGCTTATTTATGGACATCTAACTAGATCTAGGGTAACGCAATGGAAGCCGCCGCCCAGGGTTCTGCTGTGTCTGAGCTCCATTGGTATTACTGTTAATCCGTGAAGTTCAAGTTGTCGTATCAAGGTACTTTGTCGTATGTCAACAATAACAGTATGAGGGTTAACTGCTAACATATTCAATGCTATCCATTTGCTGGCGTAAGGGTACTGATAAAAAGATTTTTCTTCTACGTGATTCACATAAATTTTTGTCCAATCTTTAAAAATTTTAGGACAATTACTTTCATTGACCCTACTGCCATTGAGGACCACTAGGCCTTCACGCAATGGTGTAATAGTTGAATCGATATGAACTCCGGAATAAAAGTTACACAGTTCAATGTTTATGTTTGGAAATTGTTTGCACAACCATTCATAGGCCTTGCGGTTTCCGCTGGCACTTTCTAAGAATAACCAATTGTCATTCAATCGTAATATGTTTGCCGCATCCAATACCATGCCCTGGTCTCGAGGCATTTTTATAACTGTGTTACTAACAAGCAAATTTGATAATGCACCTATTTCCATGTCTCTGCACGGATACATCATTGCACAGTCAACTATGGTATCACCGGCAATTAACAATCTGTCTCTGGGACAATAATTGTACATACCCCCTAGTTCCTGAAAATTCATTGTTTCGGGTCTACGAACTTGAACTCCAAGATGCTGAAATAATTTAACTAATTCATTAAGGTCTTCGTTGGTTTCATCAATGACCCATTGCGGCACAGGTCCGCTGGGCACTGGTGTTTCAGTCCAGGTTGTTTTTGTTGACTCTTGGGAAAATACTGGATCATTTGTGGGCCAATTTGCATAGTCTGCTGTGCCTACCACTATAGATCGCAAGGTTCCCCATTCATTGTAGCTAGAAACTTTCATTAAAGATGTCCTGTTATTTGTAGTGTATATCGAGGCGCTAATCCAAGATTTGCTGCCATGTGTGGTGTGTCATAAATCCATTCAACAGTGTCGCCGGCACTCCAGTTTACTATAGGGTTGTTATCTACTTCAAGGTAGTGGCCTGATTGCCAATCTTCTAGTAGCACCAATGCACGAGAAATGGTATGCTCCTTGCCTTTGAGGTCAAACAGTTCAATATATTTGATATATAGATCACGATGGTTGGGCATTACTGTGCCTGTGTGCATTCGATAAAATGCCAGCCCAATATCTTTCCAGCCCCTGTCTGTGTATATATCAACAAAACTATCAGCCCAGCTGGGCAACTTATGCCGCATGTCACACAAATCGCCAGTTATTTTACTTTGGTATCCTTGACTGACCCATTGATTGACGCTCACAGGATCGTTGAATGGCTCGTTTATATATTTGAGACGTGTGTATTCATCGTCCCAGAATTTATTAATCTTGGAGAGGCTGAAGTCTTGTATTGCCATAGTGTATTACCTTTATTCTTGTATCGTCTGATGTAAATTGTCTCCAAGGATCTACCACAATGCTTCCGGGAGCCAATTCAACATATAATTCTTGTGGCTTCTGCTCTCCAGAATAACCATAGGTAACTGTTCTGTTGTGTGCTAAAAATGCTATACACTCTGCAGGTCCAGCAACAACATCATTTGTCATTGGATCTACATAAATGTAGGTTGCACCCATGTCGGTCAAATAACTGCCAATCAAAAGACTGTACGATCCATCGCAAAAATCAACATCGGGTTTGTATGCTTTTCCAAGTATGTAGATTGGCAGTTCTGTGACGTCCTGAATATTTTTAAGATACTTGGCAATGTTCCTGGCTTGTATTTCTCTAGCACTCATTATGGCATCGAACAAGTCATAGCCCAATCCTAGCCGTTCAGCCAAAAACCTCAATGCTATATTGTCCCTGGGATGACAAGGTCCTGCATCTCCCATTCCGGCCTTCATGTACTTTGGACTCATGATGCGTATGGTTGAACTGGCTAGTGCATCGGTCACTACATCGACATTGATATTGCCATTTATCATTGCTACATCTTGTATCATGTTAACCAGACCAATCTTGGCACTGATAAATGTATTATAGAAAATTTTAATAGATTCGGCTTCAGTTAATAATTTTGCATCGCCGGTCTCACTTCCATCCTCTGTTCCAATAATAACCATTTCTGGATTTACCATATCCCATTCTACACTACCCATGGCAATAAGATAAGGATTGTAAATAAATCTTGCACCAGAAATATGTTGTCTAAGTTCATTACGTACTGTGCCGGGTAACACAGTGCTAATCAATACCACCAATTGATTTTCAGTAGCATGATGATTAATACTGCCAAGAGTACTTTTAACAATTTCATAGTTAAAATCTTTGTTAGGCAAATGAGTTATAGGCTGACTGCCATCGTATATGGGATCGTGTGGAGTTTGTACAGCAACAAAAATAATGTCTTTGCCTTCAACTGCATCTTTAACCGAAGTGGCTATTTTAATTTTGTTACTTTGGCGTGGATAAATATCATATCCTGTAACATCATATTTTTCGCCCATTACTTCTGCACAGGACAATCCCAATTTACCCAATCCAATAAACCCAACTTTCATAATATGATCTCCATTGATAATTTTAACTATGTAATTTGGAA